TTGTTGTATTGATTGGTTAACGAAAGCTAACTCATCACAAAACAATAAAGATATAGATAAACCACGACCAGAACTTTCAGATGTTGCTGTAGAAATAATTCTTGACTTATTATCAAATCCAACAGATAATTTATTCCATCCATCAGCTGTAATACCAGGTTTTAACCAATTTGGGATAGTTTCGTACATATAACGAATTCGAGAAATCATCTCGAGTGCATTGCTTAGCTTGTTTGACGCTATCAGTGCTGTTTTATCTTCATTGAATAGTGCGTACCATAGTAGGAATGCAGCAGAGGTTTGGGATTTCCCGGTTTGACGAGCAGACAACACAATAGTGTGACGATTGTGCTGCATAGTTTCCAGCATTCGCTCCTGATAAGGATACAACTCAAATGGTATCATCCCTCTCATAGGATGTTGGATTTTAACATACTTACTAATAAAATATGCAGGGCTCATTGCACAACGCAACAATTCTTGCATTCTAAATCCGTCATATTCTGACTCAGATTTGTTTTTAACAATCTTACTTACCATAAGGAACTCCCTATAAATATTCAAGTATTTATGGGGAGTTTTTGCGAGCAATCATACTTATTAATTAACAAATCATAGCATATTTAATTTTACCACAATCCCATATTCTTAATAGTTTTGCATTATCACAATTCTGAAACTCTGTCAAATTAGGATCAAAGTTAGGTATCAATTTATGCAACTTACATTTCATGTAATTACTTCTGTGCATTCGACGATTGCCTCTAATATAGTAAAATGTTGGCGGAATTGTATACTCTTCAATAAATCCTGTCGTTAAATATAATTCCCCAGATCCCCACCTAAGATCAGCAAACGTTTCAAATTTGGATACAGGTAATGTCCTTTTTGCTTGATTTAATAATTTACCAAATCCTCCAATTACCTTTCCTACAGAACAATACCTAGTAATTTCCCATACGCCATGATGTTTGTTTTTTAATGACATCATAGCAACAGTGTCATTACCATTTTGCAGTCCGTACGTGATAGTAGATTTATCAGGTCCTTGAATATGGTACGCATTCATAAACTCTTTTTTCTGGAGAATAGATGGTTCAAATATATTGCAACGTCTAGCATATATCGACCGTACTTGACTTTTCCTAAGAATATAAAGCAGTTTATCCACTACTTTCTGAAACTGGTGAATCAGTTCATCCTCAAAGATAGTAATCAATCGGATGCCTTTGGCTTTACATTGCTCAAATTTATCTTTGTGATAATTAGGGTACATTCGGGGATGTGTATCCGCATGCCAGTAAAGACCACATATTTCTATAGCTAGCTGATTATCTGGAATATAGATATCAAGTTCCTTTGGCGAAATTACTTGTTTAGTATTAGTTATAATATTAGAAACTCCAGCAGCAGTTAATGCTGCTACCAATCTCCGTTCGTACGATGATTGAGCGAACCGAATGTTTTTGATGTTATGAACTTTACAATAATTCATAATAGTGGTGACATCACATTGCAATTGTTCAGCTATTTCTGTCAATGTTAGCTGTTGTATCAAGTGTTGATTAGATAACCAATCTTTGTCGTGTAGTTTAGATATCGTATCAGATGATAGGTGTAATTGATTATGATGGGATCTATCATACTTATTTAACACGGTATCATGAATTTTGGTTTTAATCTTCGGAACTAATATGGGGGCGTTTACACCATACTGTTTTATAAAAGCGGCTCTACCGATTGTAGATATTGGGTAAGCAACACCATATCTATTAATATTGGTAGCAACTCGCACATATTTACCAATATTTGATTGTTGATGCCAATTTGTACCATAGCGTAACATATTGGTATTTTTGGATTTATTTTGAACAGCCGGATCACATAAAGGTGCGTTGCCTCCATACTTAATACGATTAGTAGCCATACGTTGTTCTTTTAACACCAAAGCATTAGACGCACACTTAGACGAACAGTAGGTTTGATACATCCGTTTATTATCCAAATATTTTGTTACATTATTGCAATTAGCACATAATACTGGAGAGGCTATATTGTTGAGTATACAATATAGCCTCTCGGATAGAGGGGCATCTGATGATAAGAATACGGACAGTGATACGATTTGCGCTAATAACAAGGGACGGTTTTTAAGCATCTTTGCGCTATTTTTATTAATACGGCCATCTTCTAGCAATATCCGTTCTGTTTTTAATAGTTCAATCATATTAAGAAAAGTGTATTATATCAAACTAATATTATACATCAGTACAGTATTAGTGCTCGTGGGGATCTATATCAATTTCTTGGATCTTTTGCTGATCTAATAACATCTTTAACATCTCGTTCCTATCCATAATGAGATTATTAGTGGTATTATTATTGGTAGTAGAAGTAATCTTAGAATTTTTGTCTTTGTTCTGTTTCATATTACTCTTAGCAGATGCTGCTGCCAATGCTGTATTTAGAAACTGAGCAGCCACTTCTAGAGACCTAGCAGTAAACTGAGGATTCATTCCTTCAGTAGACATCCGTTGGGTTTCGTATGCTTCGAAGGCAGCATTGAACACTTGTTGGAATTGTCCATCAATTTCTTCATCTTTTTGGTCGTAGGACCTAATTTGGACAGGTTCTTCTGTTACGACCTCCAACTTATCAACTATAGTAGTACCAGGCTCGATATCAAATATCTTCTCGGCTGGATGTTCTATAGCTACCTGAATCATTTGTGTATCCATTTACTTACTTCCTTGATTAAATAATTGTTCTTCTGTAAGAATTTTAAAACCAATTCCTTTAGATTCGCAAAATCTTTTACAACTTTCCCATTTTGCCATATTTACTGCCCAAGTTAATTGAGCGAATTTAGAAGGCCTCTTTCCAAGTGTTACTTGATTAAGTGGTTTAATTTCCAAAATCTCTTGAACTATTTTTCCATTTTTATCTTTGTACTCTATCCAATAATCTGGATAATATGTATGCACTTTATTGTCCGTTGGTTTAATGTAAGGGATTCCAATATTCTCACTAGACCATCGTAATATATTTGAATTACCATCTAAAAACAGATTAAATTGGTATTCCCAACTAGACATATATCTAATTTTAGAAACATCTCCAACATACTTTTGAATATTCTTTGGAGTAAACCACCCTTGATTAAATTTTGATGCCATGATTGTCCTTTGTTCTAATTACTCACCTAGTGGAGACGATGTTGTCGATTCATCTGCGTTGTACGTACTACCGCTATTGGGATGTAATGAATACGTTCCTGTAGCAGATAATGTTGATATTGTTTGACTATCGTCCGTCGATATAGGTACTGCTAATTCTATATGCACTCCATCATAACTAAAATCGCCTACAATTGTATTACCTTCATTTTCTTCCATGGACCAGTTATCAAGTGCTATTGATAATACTTTCGGGTTAGTAAAATGGTATACGTTCATGTAAGTACCAAAATCGTAGATGTGATATACTTTAATCTCTTTCAAAATATTCATGGTATTAGTATCATCTACATCTAATGATGTGTACGATGCTGATAACAAGTCTTTGTTAGAAAAATTCATACCATTTTGTTCATACAGTGCGGCACTATTTGGGTCCACTGCTGTAATCGGATGAGTAGCTAGCATATATTCGTGGAAGAACTTCATTGATAAATTTTTACGATCATCTAAAAACTTAATAGATAGTGGTTCATGTATTACGCGTTTGGGAATTTTGGTCCTAAAATTGTAATAGTTCACATTGTCTTCATAATCATACTTAATACGTGGTCGTTCAAATTGTGATATTACTGTAGCAAATTCATTCTTTCTCACATCTCCTTCACCCACAAAATCGTAACCACCATTAAATATAAATTCGCACACAAATAGAAATTTATGCTTAGGAGCTAATTTGAATAGGTCCATAGCATAAGGAGAATATCTGGATTGTGATTCACTTCCACTAATATCGTTTATCTGGTCAGTAGGTATAGTATCGTTTGTATATTTTAGCAATGCTAAGGGTTCGGTAGCAGTGCCAACAATATCAGACACTCTATTGCCATCAGCAATTCCTTGAACAACACCATTAGCAGCAACAATACCATTATTCCATATATTTGGATTCAATTTTTGTATTATACTATCAGTAGGAACATTAATTAGTTTTAATACATCATTTACTTGAGTCGCTGCTACAGATCTTACTGTTTGACTAATGATTGGACCTAATGCTCCAGGTATAGCATTATTATTTGGCATTTTTGACATAACTAGAGACGTAAGGCGTTGGCTTACTGTTGCTCTAGCTTGTTGCATAGAGTACGTAACTCGATTAGATAAATTGCTTTGGAATACTGACGATACTGTATCGAATATGGACATAAATTGGTTCCTCAAATAGTAACGTATTTATGATGAAATAAAAACAAAAAAGCCCGAGATTCTCGGGCTTTTTATGGGTGTGTAAATGATTACACAGGTGAATTGCCACCCAATGCCTGTCCAGTGCTTCCTGGTGTTCCGTATACTTGGAATGCATTATCAAAGCGAATAGTTAATACAATATTCACAGGATCAGCTGTAGAATAATCTAGTTCAGAGTAATCTGCAGATGTGATAAAACATCCTTCATAATGCCAGTCTTCTAGCACATTAGTACCACCATCCAATTGCGATAATTTAATACCGAATTTGTAAGTATTAGCATCAGGGGCTGATGCCAAGTATGGTCCTGCTTCAGCACCGATCAATTTTTGTTGACGTTCGATCTGAGATTGGATAATCTTAGATGCCCCGTTAGAATAGTTATCCTGAACAGTAATTGTCAACGGTTCATAGGTATGCTTACCAGCATACCAAGCAATTGAATTGTAACGATGTAATTCAATATCTTGGAACGTCACTTTAGGACGAGTAAAGTTAGTAATTTGCATCGACAAGTCACGTGAACCTACAGTACCAATATTAATAAACTGGACCATAAATTTGTTTTTTACTTTTGGATGCATTATCCCCATACCAGTATTACCTGGTAGTGGGATTCCGATGTCATTAATTGTTGCCATTATTGTTTCCCTTCATTGGAAGTCGTGTTGAATATATTTATAAGACACCACCTGGGTGTCTTATAAATTAATTAGTTAAAGAAGCCCCAGTGTTTAGGACTCGGATCGGTATGTAAATAAATTCAACCGCCTTAACTGGTTTCAACGCAATATCCAAATACAATTCATTACGATCGATTCTATCTGGTGTATTATTTGAAGCATCACAACGTGATGCAAAATCATACAAACCACGTTCTATCATCAGATTAACCAAGATACCATCAGCAGTAGCTTTCAAACCATCACGAGTTAATTGATCATTTGGCTCAAACAAGTACGAGAATGCTGCTTTACGCAATTTTCTACGTAAATCTGCCATCATACGTACCACATTAATACGATCCATCGCAGATGCAGCTACTGCAGATGTTTTTTGACCCATAACTAAAATGCCACGACCTGGGATTTCGGTAATTGGATTAATGTTGTTTTGGTATTGGTACAAGTTATTACGTTGACCTAAGTTCAGGTTAGTTTCAATAAAAGTTGTTGGAGTACCTAAAGTACCATTAATGTAACCCATTTTTGTAATACCTGTTACAATACCACGACGTGGTCCAGCTGGAGCAAAGTGAATCTTACTTACGTTATCGCTATAAGTCAGCGTACGCAATGCGATACTAGATGCTGAAGCATAAACATCACTTCCGTCCAAGTTAGATGTTAAACCACCTGGGTAGTAATAAGCTACATTTGTGGAACGTTGGCGTTCTGATGTTAGTCCCCAATTTGCAGCAGCTTCTGGACTCAGAGTTGGAGGTACGTCAGCTAATACAAAAGCTTCTTCACCAATTTCAACAGCAAGTGCAACCATTTCATCTACCAATTCTGGGAAACCTGGACACAGAATCAAATTATACTCAAATCGTTCAGAACGAATTTCTTGGTTCGAATTAATAGCTGCTTGTAGGGCAGTTACTACCGACACACGACGTGCGGCATCGTTTGCACCCAAGCTAGTTTTGTTCAAGAACTCAATAGTCAATTTGTACAGGTCAGCAGCTTCTAACAAGATATCGACAGCTTCATCTGGAGTCCATACAGGAATATTGTCTACAGTTGGATGATTGATGATCCATTGTTCAGCCATACCATCTAACCCAACAAAGGAACTGGTTGGTGGTTGAGTAAAACCATTACCAAATACTGGTAAAGCAGCATCTGCTAAAACACCATCAATAGGCAACAACAGAGATACATAACCAGTAACTGAATTAAACAAATTAGTATCTGTAATCAGAACTGTAGAAGAAGTCCCTAATGTGTTACTAGTAATTTTAATATTACCATTAGCGATAACAGCAGTAGCTGCAGAACCTAAATCATTATTAATTTCTAATACTAATGTATCGAATGTAGCTGCTAATGCACCATTGATGCTAATAGCTTTATTAATACCATCAACACGGATAGTAGCTGTGTACGTTTGAGCTGTCAGTCCGGTTGGATTAGATCCAGCTACTACAGCACCACCAAAACTTACTGTCTGGTATCCAGCAGTGTTATTTGGTTGGTCAATATCGTTATTGAAGAAGTCCGTTTTAGTGTTCTTGAAAGTATACAGAGCGAACAATTCAGCAGTAGCTTTACGAGAAAGATACATCAGTTCCTGACGCGTTACTGTAGTCTTGTAATTAGTACTGAATGGGGTATAACCGTGAACTGTATTATACTCATCGATAAATGCTTGAGTATAACTATGCAATACCGCACCAGCAGTTTGCATTTTATTAGTCCAGTTAGCCTCAACTGATTGTGGATCGTCATTCAGATTCACATTAGCACGCACTACGAATGCAGATGCTCCTAATTGTAAGAATTGGTTAACACCTAACAAACCACATTCATTACGAACATCACCATGCAATGGTTTGCCAGCGTAATCTGTTTTAAACGTTGGAATACCGTACAATTGTGTACTTTGTTGCAAAGAAGACAATGTACGAACCACATTAGATTCGAACGTACCAGCTGCTGGAGTAATACCATCAGGTTGTGTTTTTTCGTCTGCTGTGGCAATGAAAAATAATGGTACAGTAGCAGCAGAAGCTGGAACGAAAAACGATTCGTCCGTAACAGTTACTGAAACGCCCGGTGAAACTAAATTTGCCATATAAATCTCCTATAATTGCGGCATTCACTAGGCATTACCTTAGTTAAGGCGATTCCCGTGATTAAATACTACACAATGTGTTATAATGTTATTTATTGCGATTGTATCTAATTCTGAAGATTTTTAAATAATACCGCAGCAAATATAGGTTATTTATACCATAAAAAAGCCTGGCGTGCCAGGCTTTTTTATGTGACGTACGATTAAGGATTGATGTTATCTACAATATCTTGAGTAGAAGCGATAGTTTCGTATTCGGCATCTATATCATCTAGTGTATTAATAACATCATCTAAACTACCTTCTACAGCAGCCATACGCAATTTAATAGACTGAACAAATTCGTTTTTAACATCAACTGGTGCGGATAGGTATACTGGCATAGTAAAAGCTAAATTTGTTACAATCAACCTATTGCTTGTCGCTACTGGATAATTGTTATTAATTGTAATATTAGCTAACGTAATGGTAGATATTTTAGTCCAATCAAATTGGGCATCGTTCGTTTGTATTTGTACAGATGGGTTGAACACCGGTAGAATTTGTTCTAATATTTGAAATTGCTGATCGGTATTACTAGTCCAAATAGCTAAATCTATTTCCATATTATATACTGCAGGGCGCAGACGTGTTAGTGTTTTTACGTCCGATGCAAAGAAACCGTTTTCAGGCAAATATGTTTGTGAATGAGTTTGATTTAATCCAACAAACGTCAATGGATCCTGACGGATGGCAGTGACATCACAACTCATCACAGGAACACGAATTGGCATATTAGTAGTACCACCACTTACTATATTTGCAGCAACTTTATCCATTTGTGAAAAATGTATAGGTACTTGAATTAAGCGTTCCGATTTAGTCGAACTCTTTCCAACCTGCACTTGCAGGCCGGAAAATACGTACATAAACTGGACAAGATATTTTTTAAGTTGGTTATTGTAGTAATACGGAATCATTAATTTACCTCATTTATGTTTGTACGATTCGGACTATTTAAGAATCGTGATATTTTCATACTATTAACGGTGTTATTCATACGTTCATCCGTTTCCAAATACATCCAACGATGCTTCTTCAGAGAATAACGATACAAGCGTGGAGGAATATCCTGACCTACATTAGTATACGTCAATCTATGGTACGCACCATCCTTCGGCATCTCTGGGAACGTGTCTCCTTCTGTATACAAAGCTTTTCCTGGTGGCATAGCATCACGCACATATCCTGGATTAGTTTCATATTTAACTAACTGCATCACGTCTGCACCTAATTCTTCAGCCGATATTACAACGTTGTCTGGAATTACAGGTTTATGAGTATCATCTTCACCACGTTCTGGAACTTGAGCTCTAGCCGCAGAATCAATTTTCTCATTAAGTATATCAGCCAATCCACTAAATATTTTCGGATTTTGTTGTTTAAAGCCCATTGGGTCAATATCGCCAGCAAGATCGCCAACAATATCCATAGTTTCTTGTTTAGCTATTAATGGAGCTGCAACCACTCGTAGAATAGTTGGAGTCCATCCAGGAGTAAATCCATTTGTATCCCATGCTGTTTGTGTTACTTCCATATACTTACGGACTGGTTTCATATCAGGACCATATTGGATCTGACTAGGGATCTCCACAATATCACCAATGACTAATGGTCGCCCCAAACTAGTAACCATTGACATAAAATGGAATCTGAAAGTAAACTCATCTGTAGTTTCCATACCAAATCTAGCAAGGAATGATGATATATCGGTCATATCATAACTACCTTTTAATAATACGCTATTCCTGGCATACTCTCTATCTCTATTCTCCAGAAATCCCCACTCGTCCTGAATATTGTCAATAGCTACAGCAGACAGATCTATTAGTTCTAAATTTTGTACTACCCAATAATCATTAGGACCTCCAGAGAATACCAAAGGACGAATTCTCCAAAATTTTGATGGAGTAGATTGCTTAAAGTGAATTAAGTTGCCAACATCATTGTTTGGTAAATCTACAATAGCAGCACCTTTCCATAGAACTCCATCGGACGAATATTCGATACGGGCTTTAGTAACTCTATTATTGGGATGCTCACCTTGTTGTATGCGTATAGTGGTGATATGAAACTGAACGTATGTATTCACTCCATATTGATTTCTACCATTATCTAATTTAATTTCACCAAAGTTATATCCAATATAAGATCTAGCTACTACATCATTACCACGTTCGATCGATCTCCATTCCCCACAACCCAAATCATATACACTAGTTACATCGTACGATGGTTGGCTACTACTCGCGATAGCGGCACCTCGACCTGTAAGATCAGTTAATTTGCCTTGTTGGTGAATTCCTAATAACTTAAAAACATTTATATCTGCTCCAGCAATTAGTAATGACTCATTTACATATTCACTAATGACACAACTATCATTGTTGTTAGATAATTGAAACGGCTGATAACAATCCGCTGTTTTAATAGTACCACAAACACTTGTTGTGCATTTATTATCTTCTGCCATAATATTCCTTATTTTGTTTACATAATGCGGAATGTTGCAACATTCCGCATTATTATATTAACCAAGCACGAAGTCACAAGCCATTCCAAGCTCTGTCTTATCATTGACGATATAGTTGTCAATTTCGTCTAAACATTGCTGAACTTCGGCATCTGCTTTTGTTCTAAGATCAGACGCATTTAATGAAATGTTGCCACCAGCCCCAGGAAGCGTAGAGAATTTACCACGAATATCAGCCAACATATAACGGCACTGAGCTGTTGCGTAATTCTGTATCCAGTTTCTAGTCCAACGATCAGTCAATAAATCTTGTTCCGTACGTTCAATAATCGCATCAACTAATACCTGCTCATGCATTGGGAAATCTTTGTAGATTGATAGTACTCTAGAATGCTCATTCCAATTAAATTGAATTTCTGCAGCAAACACTTGATTCATAGTTTTGATATATGATGAAACCATATGGTAACTTAATAAATCAAATTTACCCATATTAAACAAGTTTTGAACCATCATTTGACCATATACGTCATTTCCTGCAGCAGTACCCATAAATGTCATAGACTTACGATATACGTACATTACATCTACAATTTTATGAAAACCGACTGTACGATCTGTTAAATTGTAATGTTGAACTCTTGGCTGCAAATCTAACGCAAAGTAAGCTCTTTTATACGGTGCAGAGCTAGCGCTACGCAATTTTTCTAATGCCATGTTTATAGCAACATCCATTGCATGCTTAGTTAACTCTACCGTCACTGATGGATATCCTAATACAGTTTTGATAGTTTCAATCATATTACGACGTTCATCCTGACTTCCATCAGTACCAACACCCAACTGCATATAACTTGGTACTTTTGATACTGGGTCAGTACCTTTTACGGTTGGATTGATTGTTGCTATTTTTGATGTTACTGTATCATATAACCACATATTACCAACATCTGATATTCCCACCCACGACGTGCTGCCTGTAGTGCTAGATGTGATTTGTATATTACCTTTATCGTTTATCGAT